ATTTCGTCATCTTTATCAATCTCAAGGGCAGATACATCGATAATCATACATGCCTTGAAATGCCCACTTCCCACGTCCACATATTTTGCAGCGGCGTCTACCTCAGCCGCGCCTGAAGATGCAACGAGTCCCGCATCTTTAAATTCAAGATTCGCATCAAAGGTGCCGGTTGGTCTGGTTTTTACTCCTGTTACTGCCATTTTAATTTCTCCTGTATATGGTTTATTATGCTGTTACAGTGGCGTTTTTAACTCCACGAAGACGAGCTGCTGCCCGGCCATGGAGCATTGCCAGCCCTGCGTACCACTCCACCCGAGTTCTGAGAGCTGGTTTTGTCTGGAGTTCTCCCAGATCCCGAGCTTCAATCACGCCGTTCTGGATTCCTTCACATTTTCCAGGCCCGAACGACACACAATAGATTGAGCACGCTGTGGCAGTAGCCCCGCCGGACCCGACTTCCGTAAACGGCAGGATGGCTGAGTCTTCATTGTCTCGATCAAGAATCAAAATTGGAAGATCGTTATAGTAAGCGACTTTCCGGCCGAAAGCATCCAGGTCAAAAGTGATAAATCCGCCGATAGTGTATGTTCTGGCCGCGGTAGTAAGATGACGCCGCATGGTTTTATTCATAATGAGGTGGGTAGGGTCATCAACACTGTCAATCAGCTCATCGAGCTTGGCAAGGGTGAGAGCGTCTCCACCATTTGTAGATCCAGCATCAACAATCTGATCTCCGGTAAGCCGTACCTGGAGGCCGTCAAATTCTCTAGGATCAGAGTCTTGGTCTCCTTTGATAAATGCTTTTGTCCATGCCAGGGAAAGCGCTTTTACTTTCATTTCCTCCTGAACGGATCTCTGGCCCGGCCCCATGGTATCCAGGATAAATTTATCCACGTCCAGATCGCCACCGGCAATAACCAATGGTTCAACCTGGGGATTCAGGATCCCGGTTGACTCGGTATAACTTTCATTCACACCGCGAAAACCGATTCCCGGCAGGGTCTCTTCTCGGTTGTACTTCAGAGCGTTGCCCTGAATAGTGTTAAAAGGTAGATTCGCAAGAACAGGGGATGTCCTTGCATACATTTCGATTACTGCAGACTGTACAGGATCGCTGGTCTGCTTTGATGCTTCAATTAACGTCATTGACATTTTTCAAGTTCCTTATTTTATCCCCCGCGCATAATCCAGTCGTTGTGTCGGGGTCATTTTTGACAAATCAACATTTCCGCCTTTGTATGAACCTGAAGATGCACCACCTCCACCTCCAACTCCCACCAAAAGCCTGTCCTTATCTGGATGTTCGTTTACCAGAGTTTCAAGCGCTTCATCTATCGTGGCGTAACTGCCAGGATCTTTGAGGCTCATAATCTTTGTGCCGTCTTTCCTGACAGCGACCGCTCTGGCTTGACCGTCTGATTCTTCCACCTGGAAATTGTGTTTAAACACATCAAAAGCGACCGAAGGTGGCATATTCGTTTTCTTCTGAACAAATTCTGACCGCCCAATTTCTCCTTTGATTAAAAGATTACTGATACTTTTATCCTTTGAGGATATAGCGTCTTGGTACTCTTTTTCTTTTTTTGAAAAAGCAGTTTCCATCCCAGAGATCTTTTCTTTATACGTTGCCGCGACTGAGTTCTTCAAAGTCTCAACGTCTTCTGCATCAACCAGTTTTTTCTCATCCAGGTTTTTTACTGTTTCAAGCGCCTTTTTTGCCTGAGCAACAAAATCCGCAGGATCTTGAATATCAGCAAAGGGTTCAACCTTTGTTTCATATTCCCGGATTTTCTCTTTTCTTGCTACCGACTCCGCTGTTACATCCTTGATCTTTTTCAAAGCGGACTCTGCATTAAAAGGGGATTCTTGACCATCTTCATAAATCCATACTGGATGACCATCTTCCACTGCGATCTTGTCGCCTTCTAATTTCCAAGCCATTTTGTTTTCCTTTTCGCATACTGCGAGTGTCTTTGGGCTGTGCTGCCCGATCTGTTAAAAATTCAAAAAAAAAGCCCCGTAAGAAAGAGATATTTCTCTCTCCAACGGGGCTTAAAAATAAGCGCGATTGGCTTTGTCCCGACGTGCTTTTCAGGAGGCCGGAACAGTTATATTTATGTTAACCAATTATATGCACAATTAATTTAAAAAGTCAAGAAAAAACAAGGTATTAAACCTGCTCTCCCCGTTTCCATTTCTCCAGGGATGTAATGATCAGTTTCAACCCCCGGATAACTATCGTTACAAATATTTTTGTGTCGTTGTTCATTTTGACTCCTGTTAAGACTCCAGCCCCACATACCCGCCATCTTCCCCTTTTTTCAACAAGACCATGTTTCCATTTTTATCGACCAAATCCTCAAACCTAATCTTTCCCTCCTGCAGAAGCCGATACCGATTCGGCCCGAGCAAATCGATCTGATGTTTCTTTGACCGGGTTTTCAGAAAATCCTTAAACTCACCGTCAAACTGTCCAGCTTCAACTATCTTTCTGAGATCCTCACGCTCGGTGTATGGCCTGAGAGACTTTCTCATTTCCGGGATATCTAAACCGAGTTCACGGTACGAGGCTGTAATAGGAAGCATAAAACATCGGCAGTTATGGTGTAGCGGCGGCCTTATATGGTCCTCGTTAATCTTAAACCTCCTTGAATCCATTGCCGCACACCTAAGGCAAGTAGACCTGCCCGACGGCCCCACCTCCAGCGTGGCACACCACTCCTCTTCCTGGATAATATCATCGTTGGCTTTATACACCTGCTCAGCAGCTTGGTTATTTATATCAGCGATATATGTTCTTGCCAAGGTCTCCGCATCCCGCCCGATCATATCAAACGAATCTGTCAGCATTTCAATGGTCTTATCAATGCTCAACCCCCGCAGGTTATCTGCCAGGATTGCCGTTTTGATATCATCGACAATATGGCTTTCAAAGCTGTTTGCCACCCATTCTTCCATCAGCTTGCCACCGACCGGCGCCTGCACCATGGCCTGAAGCTGTGCCGGACTGACGGCCACCGCATCAAAACCCACGGTCTCCGCCAGCTTACCGTCAAAGGAAACAATGTTGTTGTATTCTTCAAACGACTTTTCACCGGCTACCATGGCGGCTTCTTGAATATTCCCAAAGAGCATGCCTTGAATGCCAAGTGTCAGATCGTTTAACTCTTTCAAAACGGCATTTTCTCTGCCCGCCGGTAAACGCATATCCCGCATGGTGATCTCATCAAACAACTCATCTCTGGCCTTGTTCAACGCTTTTTGTATTGACTGACAAGCATCATCGGTGTATCCTTCCAACTGATATTGCCAGAATACCTCGCGGTACAACAATAAAAGATTTTTTAAATTATCTCCAGAGGCCATCTATGTATAATCCAAACAGGTCAGGGTTGAAAGTAGCCCGGCAAAAACGCCGGTTGAAACGGATAGACAAAAAACAAAAGTTGCAAGATACCGCAATTCCCGACCAGAAAATTGAGGAATCCACAAGCACCGAGTCAAAACCCGATATACTTTACCCCCCACAAACCCAAACAAAGTAGTTGTAAAATCAATAAGTTGCAAAATTGCGTTTTTCCTCAATTATTTTGGATTTGTGCCCACCAAACGCTGATTACCCAGCGCACTGAACCCCCCGGTCAAACTCGATTCGTTTTGAATTGCCGCAGCAATCTCCACCGGATCTGCATTTTCACTGATCACCCCACGGCGCTTCATTTCATCAATGGTTGTTGCCCTGTCCAACAAACCGTTTTTGAACGCATTCAAGAGGGTATTAGTATCAAAGTTATTCAATGCAAGACTGAAATCAGTATTTACCGTTGCGCCCCCGGTATAATCAACACCCAGGATTTCACATGTCAATTCTATTGCTGAGTTTAGAACATCCTGTAAATCCAGAGCTACCGCGTTTAAAAAACTCCCCGTTTTAGCCCCGGTCATAGCCCGCTCTGTTGCCGTGATATCCCCGGATCGATCTGAAGATATTAATTCGAGCCCCCAGAGCGCCATGGCTTCTTTTATCATTGCCAGATCTTTCCATCCATCACTCATAGCCTGACCTGAATGCTCCACATACCTCAAATCAGCGCCATCATCCTGGGAGTGTATCAGGTTATGTATTGACACAATAACCTTTCCGTTATCATCCGTCTGAAGTCTCTTCCCGAACAAAATAGGCACACGAGCTATATGAAGAATATTGTTTTGATCGCTTGAGGATATCCAATGCTGCTGGTTCAACTCTGCCAATCCGGTCAACGGCGGTTTTGCTGTAAAATCAGATTTCTTTCGTCCTGTAAAAAGAGGCACAATTGCAATCTTATTCAACGGGGATGTCCCCTGATCAAAAAGATACCATTCTCTTTCCTGCTCCCTGTAAACTTCCCATCGGCCTGGATACAGGACCCGGATTTGTTCAATATCCTCCGTTGCAAATTCGCCATCATCTTCTTGGACAATCTCTTTAATCCGAACCTGGATAAGCTCACCGTCTTGAATCTTACACCCCAGGAAATTCAAAGCGGTTACGTTTACCCAGTATGGCCGCCGGTTCAGCCGCTTATCATCATCAACCGTTGTTTTGATCTCGTTACCTTCATTGTCCCGGGGCAAGGGTGGAGCATCTACCAGAATCCAGCCGGTTCCATTGATAATCGCTTGCTCGGTGAAATCTTTGGAAAACCGGGTTAAATTCCGGCCCTGGTTATCTATATTGAAGCTCAGATTCTTAATCTGCTCCGGGGTTTCTTTCTGTAATGAGATTGATTTGTCGTGGATCTCCCCGGTTAGAATAGAGACAGTTCTTTCGTATCCGCCAAAGAGAAACGTTCTGTTTAATCGAGATTCGTAATCTTTGACGCTTTCCCGCTCTTCCCTGGGCAGGAATCTTTCACCTTCCGCCCGCATGGCATCTGTTCCGCCTAAGAGCGCATGAGGGAGCCTTAACGTGGTCTCCAGGTCTCTGTAATCTTGTGATAATATTGAAGGATCAGGCATTAGAACCTCAAATTTTCTGTTGTGGTGGTAAGTTTAATTATCGGGAACTCAACAGCCGTATAATACCGTAACGCAGTTGTGATATGCTGGAAATCTGTGTCCTCTTCCTGAAAGGTTGATCCTTCTTTTAACTGGAGAGTTTGCAGACCTCGATCAACATAGTTGCAATTCTTTGAATTAA